CCTGCCCGATGGCTCCTGCTGGGTGCGTCCGGCAAAAGTGGACTGGGTCGAGGACGCAATTGCTGCGGTGGAACGGCTGCAGGGCAGGGAGTACCTGCGTGGCAGCATCTGCGACATCCGGCTGGCAGAGAAGGAGGACTGACTCATGAAAACTGTGAAATACCGCGACTACCAGGCTACTCTGACCGCACTGAAGAATCAGTTTGAAGAATACGGCATCAACATCTACGACATGGCAGGGACCCCGGAGGACCCCATCCGGCTCGGCGTGAACTGGGCCGCCCGCGGGACGGTCCTGCCGAAGGACGCCGCGAAGTTCGGCGACCGGCTGCTGGACGCTGCGATGGCCGCAGAAGAGTTCCTGTATAACGGCTATGCGATCGACTACAGCGAGTGAATTACCGGTACGAGAAAAGCCCTGAAGGTGCATTCCTTCAGGGCTTTTTGTGTAGCTGATTTCTTACTGGATCTGCTCGATCTCGCCGGTCTCTTTGTCCACGAAATATTCACCCAGCAGCGTTCCGCTGCCCAGAACATTGGCGTCGTGCTCTTCCTTCGGCACATAATCCTGCACGGTTACATCCAACTGGCCGCCGGAGACCATGATCTTCGTGGTGGTGTTGTAGTTGAAGTTGACGATGAAGTGGATCTCGCTGTCGTCGGTGAAATACTGGTTATAATACTCCAGCGCGTGATCCTTCATCTCGAGATTCTCGGCGATGCAGGAGATGCGCCAGTTGCCGGTGTTGTCCTTGCGGACTTTGCTGACCGTGAACTTGATCCCGTCCAGCGCAGAAGGCTCTGCGGCGGCACTCTCGCTCACCGCTGCTTTGCTGTTGACGGCGGTCGTTTCACTGGACACAGCCTCGCTCGATGCGCTGGCTGCGGTGCTGCTGGAAGCGCTGCCGGAGCAGGCCGTCAGAAGAGCCGCAGCGGCCAGCAGAAGAATACCGGTTCTGATTCTTTTCATGATTTGAAACCTCCCTTTTTCATGGCTGCATTATAACACAGCCCTCCGAGGAAGTCCAGCCGGGTCATTTCCGCGCCTGTGCTGCGGCGCTGGCTGCTTCGCTGCGGCCGAAGCCGGGCACGCTCTCCCGCAGCTGGTACTGCTGCAGCCCGGTCTGACTGAGGAAGTCTTTTAGCTTTGCACGAGAGACCGCCAGCTTTGCTGCTGCGGCCTTTTCTGTGTCCTTCTGGCCGCTTTCCTTAGCTACGAGAAAAGCTCGCTTGTCGGCCCTGATCTGCCGCTCCTGAGCGCGCTGCATCTGGGCGGCCTTATACCGGCCAATACCCTTACCGTTGTAGGTTACAGTAGCGGCATTGATTGCAGCCAACCGTTCGGGGGTGTAGCTGCGAACACTTGCGCCCTCCCAGTACATTGCCCAGTTATGGGCACAGTTGGCCCCCATGAAGCCGCGCACGTCGCCGTAGCCGATATCGTCCAGCGAGAGGTAGCCGTGCCGACCGCTGCGGCTGACGATCTGGCCCTGCCACCAGCTGTGGTTGGTCAGGTCCTGTCCGCCGTCGCCGGTGCGGGCACCCACATGGGCATCCAGCTCCATCAAATCGCATTCCAGTGCGTCTGCGTTGTGGCGGGTGATCTCTCCGGCAGTCTGGTTGATGCCGGTGCGGGTAGCCCGCAGCACCACTACGTCCAGCGTGTCCACGTGGCCGCTGGGGTAGGTGATAGCCCCCACACCTTTTGCTGCTAAAGCATTCAACGCTCGCCGTGCTGCATCGTCGGAGCTGAACGCGCCGCTGGCGGCATCCATGTGCGCCATGTCCAGATAATAAGCCAGCTGCCGCTGAGTGGTCTCCACCATGTTCTGGTTGCCCATCACAGCGCGGGTCTGGGTCAGGTTGTACAGGGTGTTCATGGTACGCCGATAGCCGCTTTCCAGCAGCTGCTGCGCTTCCTCACTCTCGCCCAGAGGGGCCAGAGAGCGGCCTGCCGCGGCTGCATCCAGCACGTCCTTGGTGTATGCCTGTTTTATTGCCTGGGCAAACACAGCGGCTTCTTGGGGCCCCAGCTCCTGCACGATAGCCTGCATCTGTCGCAGAAGGTATGCCCGGCTCGCGCCCAGCGCCTGCGCCCGGAAGCTCTGCCACTCCGCTGTGGAGGTGATCTTGCCCGCCTTGACGATCCGGCGCACCATGTCCCTTAGGATGCGTTCGCTCAGCTCGTCCCACGGGGCCGCCATAAGCCCAGCGTAGCCGTTAACTTCGTCCGGGGTCAGCAAGGTGTCACCTCATGGTGCCCCTCGTGCATCTTCACCTGAAAGCCCAGCAGCTCGGTGATGTGCTTTGCTTCATAGTATCGCTCCCAGAGTGCAGGGCTGCGCAGGACGCGGGCGTTGTCGTGCAGCCAGTCCAGCCGCTTTGCGGTGCGCTCCGTCCGCAACTTTGTCTCTTTAGCCGTCGCCATTGTCGATCACTCCCTTCAGGATGTCGTTAGCCCCAGCTTCCCGCTGGATGGCCTGCACTGCCCGTGTAGCGGTCTCTTCGTCCTCGCCGAAGAAATGCATCCGGTACTCGATCTTGCTGCGCAGGCCCATGCTGACCTCCTGCTGCCACTGGGCCATCTCGGACAGGCGGTCAAGGATGATGCTGTCGTCCCACTTGAAGGAGATGTTCAGTTTGCCCTTGCCGGGTGCCCCGGGGGTGTGGTCTGCCCAGTAGTCCAGCGCGTCGATCAGGCCGCGCAGAGCATCCTCCAGCGCTGCCTGAAGGTCAGAAACAGTGGAGTACAATTTCTGCTTGCTGCTGACGATCTCGGTGGCGGTCTTTTCTACGTCTGCCACCTGAGACAGCACGCCGAAGCTCAGGCCCGAGTGGCTTTCCACATTGCGCAGATACTGGTTCAGACCGGACAGGTAGCTGCCGTCACGCAGGGCAGGGGAGAACACCTGATAAAACGGGGCACTGTCCGTGATGCCGGTGTTGACATCGATGCCGTGAAACAGTCGCTCTCTATGATGGGGCGCAGTGCTGTCGATGGCTTCCGGCGGTACGCCGTAGTCCCTGAGCGCCTGTGCTTTGGACAGCTGCTGCCCGGCGGCACAGGGCTTGAGAAATTTCTCGTCCGTGTCCACGGCCAGCTCGCCGCCCTCGTACTCCCAGTCCAGCCGGGTGTACTGTTCATCGGCGTCGATGATCTGCTTGCGGGCGGGTTCAAACATAGCCGCGCCCAGCTCGCTGTCCGGTTCAATGCTGTTGACGATGGGCGTCACAAAGTAACCCACCGGGAGCTTTTCCAGCCCGGTCAGGTAGGCCACCGGCTGGATGTCGTCCCACTCCGGGCGGATGCTCAGATCCTCCGGGCTGCCGAGACTGTCCTGTGTTGCGCTGCGGAAGGCCAGGTTGACCACTTTGGTGCAGGGGAACTGTGCGGGCGCTGCGAGGTCATAATCTTCCAGCTGCGCCAGCTCTTCATCCCGCAGATCTGCGCGACTTTCCAGCACGTGCATCCACTCCATGCGGTGGTAGTAGTTATCGTCATCCTGAATGCTGTCGATGAACACGCCCTCGGTCAGGCTGCCCTCCGCGTCGTGGGCCACGGGGAAGTACCGGGCCGCGTTGCAGAAGGAAATACCCAGCTTTTTGCCGCTCTGGTAGGGCTTCCAAATGCCGCTGCCAAGGGCCAGCGCCACCGTGAAGATGCGCCGTCTGCGGGGCGTGAGCACCCGCTGCAGCTGGGCGTTGATCCAGTCGGCACGGTCGCTGCCCTCCACCGTGGCTTCCAGCTCCAGCGTGGTCAGTCGTGCCAGCTCTGCGCAGATCAGCGCGGGCAGGTCGAGGGTCAGGGTTTCCGGATTCTTGTCCAGCGGCAGGCCGTGAATGGCTGCATCGTACCAGTCCTCAATGGCCCGCTGCATCTGGTTGGTGACAAGGGTCTTGCAGCCGATGATGTTCTCAATGTCGGCGTGGTTTATCATGCGTTCTGTACACCTCTCTTTTGCCAGACGTCCTCAAGGGCGTATCTGGTCATATCGATGCTGTGGTTTGCCGCATCGACAAAGCCCGGCATCACTTCGCCTGTCTTTTTGTCGAGGGCGTACTCATACTCTGAAAATTCCCGGGCCGTCCATGGGCAGCGCTGGGGGTCAATGACGATCTTTGCGCGGCTCTGCAGCCACTTCATGCCGTCGGTGACGGATGTGCCGCCGTGGGCGGCGTACTTCCGGCAGCCACGCAGGCGGCTGAATCCCAGATCCCGCAGTGTAGCGATCGACCGGTTGGCCGCGCTGTCTGCGATGATCTCATCGTGCAGGTGCCGTTTGAGCACCTCGGCCAGCTGGGCGTCGGTCTCTTTCTGGGCCCGGTGCTCCTCGTAGATGTAGACGGTCTGCCGGGCGTGGTCGTAGCTCATGCCGCCGAAATGGTTCGGGTCGGGGTACCAGCCAAAGTCAAGGCCGTAATAGCGGCGGTCAAACCCGGCGATCTCCTCGCTGGTGATGGGCCGCAGCTCCAGATTCTCAAACACGGCGGTGCCGCAGCCCACCACCTCGCCCAGATACTCGTGGGCGTAGGCCACCGGGTCACGCTGCTTCAGGGTCTCAGCGTCATCGAAGAAGCGGGGGCCCAGCCATTCGGGCGGGGTAGTCAGGTAGGTGGTGTGATGCCGGAACTGCTTCGGCTTTGCATCCCGCTTGTACCGGTTGACCCAATGCCGCGCCATGGCGGGGGAGTTGAAGGTCTTGAAGGAAAAGCTGAAGGGGCCGCCACGGAACACCGACTGTTCCACGTTTCGCACCTCTTCGGGGCCGTCGTACTGGTCGAACTCTTCAAAGTGCATCACGCCGAAGTAGCCGAACGGCACAGCGATGGATTTCAGCTTGCCGGGGTCGTCCAGAC